GGGAGCAACGGGAGCGACCGGTGCGACTGGTTTCACTGGGTCGACCGGAGCTACGGGTGCGACTGGAGCAACTGGATTCACGGGGTCGACTGGAGCGACCGGAGCGACCGGAGCGACCGGTTTCACGGGGTCGACGGGAGCGACCGGAGCGACCGGAGCGACCGGTTTCACGGGGTCGACGGGAGCAACCGGAGCCACAGGTGCAACTGGATTCACGGGGTCGACGGGAGCAACCGGAGCCACAGGTGCAACTGGATTCACGGGGTCGACTGGAGCTACGGGTGCGACTGGTGCAACTGGATTCACGGGGTCGACTGGAGCCACAGGTGCGACTGGCGCAACGGGTTTCACTGGGTCGACCGGTGCGACCGGTGCGACTGGAGCAACGGGTTTCACTGGGTCGACGGGAGCGACCGGTGCGACTGGAGCAACGGGTTTCACTGGGTCAACTGGAGCCACAGGTGCGACTGGTGCGACTGGTTTTACAGGGGCAACCGGAGCGACCGGAGCAACGGGTGCAGCAGGTGTCACGGGTGCAACCGGTCTCCAGTATATAGGCGCAACTGGTGCGACTGGCGTCGGTACTGCACCGGCCGGAAATCCAGGCGAAGTTGTCTATGTTTTGTCATCGGGCATTGCTGCGGCGACCGCAAACATCTTTTTGAGCACGAGTAATCTTGTCGGTGTAGGCACAAACACACCAACCTCAAATCTCCATGTTGTCGGAAACGTGTACGCTTCGAACGCACTTTCGACGACGAACGTATTTGCTACCGGTAATGCTTATATCGGCCGTGATTTGGTAGTGGCGGGAAATGCCGCCACGAGTTACATCACTCGACTTGTTCCTTCGGCGCACGGAACAATCAACGGTGTGAACATCACCGCGCTCAACGCAAGAACTCGGACGAGTAACGGTTCTGTGATAGATGCAGTGAGTACATGGACATCTCGCATAAATCCTGAAGATAATACTTGGAATTCTGTATGTTGGTCGTCCGAACTTTCTTTGTTCGTGGCCATTGCATCGTCTGGAACATCACGTGTCATGACGAGTCCGGACGGAATAACATGGACTTCACGAACTGCCGCATCAGTTACTGGATGGCGTTCTGTATGTTGGGCATCCGAACTATCGTTGTTTGTGGCTGTTTCTGGCAGCGCAGGTGGACAAATCATGACAAGTTCGGACGGAATCTTATGGACTTCAAGAACGCCTCCTGCGACAACAGGTGTGTGGAACTCGGTGTGTTGGGCAGCCGAACTAAACTTGTTTGTCGCCGTCTCAGGGTCTGGCTACGTCATGAAGAGTTCGGACGGAATCTTATGGACGAACAGTACGGCCGCAAGTGCTACAGCGTGGCAATCTGTGTGTTGGGCTCCGGAACTTTCATTGTTTGTCGCTGTTGCATTAAGTGGTACAGGTAATCGCGTCATGACAAGTCCGGACGGAACCAACTGGACTTCGAGAACGAGTGCTTCGGATATAACGTGGCAATCTGTGTGTTGGGCTCCAGAACTTTCATTATTTGTCGCCGTTGCATCGGTCGGAGCAGGAAACCGCGTCATGACAAGTCCAGAAGGTTTTACCTGGACTTTGAGAACAGCTGCATCCGATAGTCATTCTTGGGAGTCTGTCTGTTGGGCACCGGAATTATCAGTATTTGTCGCCGTCGCAGATACCCTCACGAATCGTATCATGACGAGCCCGGACGGAATTACGTGGACACCAAGAACACCGGCGGTCGATAATAATTGGGTAGGTGTATGTTGGTCACCTGAATTATCAGTGTTTTGTGCCGTTGCAAATTCTGGAAGTGGAAATCGTGTGATGACATCTGCCATCGGTATGCCAAACTCACTCAGTGTGGTCAAGGCGCCACCGACCCAACTGATTGTTCTTCCGGGTGGAAATGTGGGTATAGGTACCACGACACCGACAGCCCAACTCACAGTCAGTGGAAACTTGTACTACAATGAAGACCTCACCAGACGCGCACCGCACATCATTCCGACTGTGGCAAACTCCGCTGTAATTCAGGCGTGGATTGCAGCGACATGCAATGTCGTCGACGACCAGGGATCATTTTGGGCACCGAGTTCCCGTCCGGCATTCGCAAATGTCGCATCCGGACCGGTTGGAAGTCTGGCATATTCCGGTTCAGTAAGTCTTCCGGAAGGTCGTGTTCTTTTTGTGCCGTACAATACAACAACCGTTGGCATTTTCAATCCTTTTACAAACCAGTTTTCGACTGTCACGCCGATAAATTTTTCAGGCATAGTCGCACCACGTTTCTTCTGTGGCGTCTCCGTCCCGTCCGGGAACGTTCTTTTTATTCCGTATACGAGTTCGAATATCGGCTCGTATAATCACACAGCAGGCGTGTACGCAAACGTGTTCCGGCACAACATTCCAACACCCGTATTTGGAGGAGCCGTGCTCGATGGACAATCAAACGTAACAATGGTTCCTAGTACTGGACACTCCAATATATGTGCGTACAACGGAGCAGGTGTCAGTACATTTTCAAACATGGTTTCGACCGGAACTTTGCTCGGATTTACTGGCGCGGTATTACTTCCGACCGGCAACATTATGTGTATACCGAACGGTACGTCGAACATCGTACAGTACAGTCCGACCGCCATTACATATTCAAATTCGACGGTTGGGTCAAGTGGATTTCAAGGAGGTGTACTTGCACCCAACGGAAATGTCGTATGTATTCCAAATACAAATGCAAACGTCGTTGTTGTGAATCCTTCTGGAAACCCACCGTACATATATTCGAACATTCAAGTTGGTAGAACAGGCGGGGGTGGATTTGCTGGAGGAGTACTTTTACCATCCGGAAACATTGTATGTATTCCCTACACAAATTCAAACACCGGTATGATTGATCCGACTGCACTCACATATTCGAACATTATCCCACTGGGCGGTGCAGCACAAACAAATTCTTATTACGGTGGTTCACTTTCAATAGACGGTCGGGTCGTATTTTGTCCGTACAACTCGACAAATGTCGCATGTCTCACAACGACGACACCGGTCGTTCCCGAGTTGCGTCTGGCGCCCTATTTTAATAAATTCTAACCACACAGACTGCGCATCTCGGCGTAGCTCATTTTTCCCTCAGCAAACTTGGCCATCGCGGCCGTCTGGACCGGGTCGTTCACAATCTGGGCACAGTGTCCCAGCGTCTCGTTGTAGTTGTAAATCTTCTCAATATTGGTCATCTCAATGACCCAAGCATTCTCCTCGGGTCGCCACGTCATCTTTTTCACAAAAGGGTCGGCCGGCGCCGTCTCGTACACCTTGATAGTCCCGGTCCGGTTGTCAATCCACATTACGTGAATGGGACGCGTTATGTTTATACACTTCGAGCACGTCGTGGATGACCGGGTGGCGCACAACATCCGACGTCGTAAACTCGACGTGCTGAATCGACTCTGGAATGTGAAAACTCTCGAGCCGGTGCACAAAATCACTCAGACCATTATTCTCAAACCCGCGGTCATGCTGGACTGGATCTCCCGTGACCACGAGTTTTGAATCTTCGCCGATGCGCGTGAGCACCATACGCATCTGGTTCGGTGTCGCGTTCTGCATCTCGTCGGCGATAATCCACGAACGGTCGAACGTTCGGCCGCGCATGTAGGCCAAGGGGCACACCTCAATCGTCCCGTCGTACATCATCCGATCGAGTTGGCTCTGTGAATAGTACCGCCGGAGCGCGTCAAACATCGGGCGCGTCCACGGCGTCATCTTTTGCTCCAAAGTTCCGGGCAAAAAGCCGTGTTGCTCGTCGACCGAAACGGCCGGCCGAGTCATGATGAGCCGGTCAACCTTTTTCTTGGCGAGCGCCTCTGCGCCGACGTGACAAGCCACGAGCGTCTTGCCCGTTCCGGCAGGTCCGGACGCAAACACGATGGGCGGTTTGGGCACCTGCAGGAGCGAAACAAACAGACGTTGGTTGGCCGTCCGCGGAAGCATCTCAACTGAAAGTATATATGGCCAACGCTCTATACCAGAGTATGTTTGCAAAATGGAGGACGCCGCACGGGCCTGGAACGCACGTCCTCATGGACGGCGGAATTCTTGACGTGCCGCTCGACCAAGTTGATTCGTTCTATGTCGAGTACATTTCGGCTGTGCGTCGAGGTCGGCGCGTCTACGTCGTCGAACAAAAAACGGACGTTTTTCGTTTCTTTGTCGACCTGGATTTCAAAGACACGGAACCTTTGAGTGACACCCTTCTTTTGGACACGCTCCAAAAAATGTGTGACGTGGTGCCGGGTCGATGTATTGTCGCGCGCGCACCAGTTCGTGAGGTTGACGGGCTGCAAAAGTCTGGCGTGCACATTCACTGGCCGGACACGCTGGTCACGCGCCAAGAGGCGCTCGCCTACAGAACCAAGATTCTCATGGAACTTGACGGTCCAGAATGGGCCGATTTCATCGACGCGAGTGTCTATGGCGGAAGCGGGCTGCGCATGCTCTGGTCACACAAAAAGCCGACGGGCGATCCGTACGTGCCGTGGGAGCCCGGAGATGCCGTACCGGAACTAGACATTGAAACACTTCGACTGTTCAGCGTTCGGACGAACGAGGTGCGGCCGACGGTCCAGGATACAGGGTCGCACGACGCACTCGAGGCGTATATCCAAAAGTACATTCCGGGTCAGGAGCGCGCGCACGTGAAACGCGTCGGACAAAAGGGGACGTCCAAATGGGTCCAGACCGATTCGCACTTTTGCGAAAACATCAACGCCGAGCACAAGTCAAACCATATATGGTTTTCAATCTACGGTGACCGGATATGTCAGATGTGCCACGATGCCGATACGTGTCACGGGTTTGTCGGTAAAGAGTACATACTTTCTCCCAGTATAGTAGATGATCCTCCAGTGGTTGGTGCTCCTCGTCCTTCTATTCTTAGTCTTCTTCCCGGGCATTGGTTCCCTGAAGCCTCCACGAACAATAGCGAGTCGGTACATACGGGCGGTCCATCCGTATTCGGGTCTCGATCCAGTAATGTGGGACCAGTTCAAAACAAATATTCGGGCGTTCGAGGACGAGGAGGACGTGGCCGTGGCCGCAAAGGCCCTCTACCTCGCAACGGAGAATATTCGTGACTTGGGATTGTCGATTCGGCGCATGGACGACAGCCACATTCAGGAGGAACTTGATGACTTGGCATCCCGGTTGAGTGTCGAAGGTGAATACGAATTGTATACTTCGGCAAAGAAGAAGGGATTCTATTTCTTCCCACGTTACTTAAACGAAATGAACGAAGATGGAATAGATGCCCCGACCGGCGAAGAAGCGCTCCGCCGAGGAGGCACCGTCGGTGACCCCGGAACCCACTTCCCAGCCCCTCGCTCCGGCGCCGGAGGAAAGCCAGGTGGTTACGCGGACTCGTTCTGGCCGAGCAGTGAAGGCGCCGGTGCGGTACGTACCGGTTGAAGTGTGCGAAGATGACTTTGACGACGACGACTATGATTCGACGGATCTGTCGGACGTTTCATCGGAAGCATCATATGATTCCGAGGAAATGACGAGCGAGTCGGACGCGGACGACAATGGCAACCTTGACGGATTTGTCATTGAAGATAAAACGGACGCAAGTGATATAGAGAGCGATGTTTCAGGCTCCTCCTCAGAGTCCGACGATGCAGCAGAGTAATGAGGTTGAAGAACAAGAGGAGCAGTACTACCACCCGTCGATGATGGTTCCGCCTCCTCCTCCTCCGCCGCCACCTAAAGAAAGTTTTCTGGATGGCATTTCGAAAACTGTACTGATTTTGATTTTTGTTGCATTTGTTTTTGGACTTATGCTGGGGAAGTCAATGACTCCAGTTGTGCTTCGAGGGTAAGTATCAGTGTGGTGTAATTTTTATCCTGATCAAGGACGAGACGTTGAGCCACCGGACATTGCTCTTTGGTGTTGAAAAACATGTTTTGGCGTTCACCATTCGGCCCGGTTGCCAAAACGTTCAGAGGGCCATAAACATCCATTATGTACATGGAACGGTCAACAATAGTATGCGTTCCAGGAAGAAGTACGATTCCAGTATCTTTAATTATAACCTTTGAACGACTACAACCTATGAATGGAATTGCACTTGATGTCACACCCGGAAGATAGGACCCGGTTGAAGCAGTCGGATTGTATTCATATTGTTCATTGACCGGTATGACTGTCATGATGGCAGTCCCTGAACCAGATTCAATCCCCGTGAAATCACCCATGTCATTCCCGGCGTACGCGTTCGATTGGAAATTGTCCGATAAAGGATGTTCGCGCATGTTGAGCCAACCGCTTGCATCCTCGAACACGTCACTCTGGATAGGAAACGTATTTGAATCCGAAGTAAATGTTGTTGGGGTCACGTCATACGGCAAGATAGTGTCGGCCGTGCGAGGTGGAGCGTAACAACTCATGGCCGGTTGACTCAATATGTACGCGACGGTCACAAAAAACACAAACAGGCCGATGTACAAAAGCACCTTCATCTACACTATGGTGCGAAAAAAACCTACTTCAGAAGGCCCGCGCCACCTGCACCGACTGGCTCGGGCGCCGGAACCTCGCCAATGACCACGGGTGGTGCCGCCGCTGCGCGCTCCTCCGCCCCCTTGCGGCGACGCTGAATCTCCGCCTCGATACGCAGGTCCGCCTTGGCAACCAGCTCCGTCATGTCCGCGTCCGGAAACTCCTTCTTCAGCTCCTCGATGAGCTCGGCCGGGTGAGGAATCGGTGGCACGTCCGGCTTGCTGTAGTACTTGCTGTTCTCGTCCCCGGGCTCGATGTAAGGCGTCGCGCTGCCCTCGATGGGCTTGGCCATCATGTCACGCTTGCGCTTCTCAAAGTGAGCCGCGGCCTCGTGCTGGTTCTTGCGATATTTTGACATAATCTCTTCGAGCTTCTCGTTCTGGTAGTGCGTGTCCTCAATCTGGTCACGGTCCGGGGGAATCAGGAGCCACTTGTACATGTCGACGACGTAAATGTCAATCAGGGCATCCTCCTTCTGCAGACGCTTCGCATGGCTGGCCGCCTCCTCCTTGGTCGCAAAGCAACCGCGAATCTTCAGACCGAGCTTCTCGTTCTTCTGGGGCATGTCCGGGCCAACCATAGAGATTAGCGCAAACATCTGACCAGGGACCGTCAGGAAATCCTGCTCGAGCGTAGCCATATAAACATAACAGGCGTTTTTGTTTTAACTAGAAAACGCAACATGGATGACCTTCGTCGTGCGCACAACAAGTACAAGAACGACCTCATCGTGCAATGTGTCCGGCGCGGGAACACGGTGCTGGACTGTGGGTGCGGTCGCGGCGGTGACTGGTCCAAATGGAAAAAGGTGGGCGCGCGCGTGACAGCGGTCGATCCGGACCCAGAGTCTCTCCAGGAGGCGATCCGTCGTGCACAGGTTCACGGTGTCGCTGGAATTTGTATTCACCAAGGCGACATCCGGAACGTCACTGGAGTGTTTGACGCCGTCTGCTACAACTTTTCGATTCATTATATTCGAGACTCGCTCGAAGAATCCGCCAAGGCGCTTGCGCGTCGAACTCGACTTGGCGGACTCTTGTTCGGCATTACTCCCGATTCGGACAGAATGTATACATTTATTTCACCGGACATTCTCGGAAACAGCGTGACGCTCGACGGCGACCGCGCTTTTGTTCGTCTGGTCGACGGCCCGTTTTACAACGGTCAGGCGCGCGCCGAGCCTCTCGTCAACCGAGAGATTCTCGAAACGGCGCTCGGTCGATGGTTCACGTGCGAAGTGTGGGAGCCGATGTGTCCATCGACCGAACTCATCTCGGATATTTATTCAAAGTTTGTCTTCAGGCGGAAAAATGTCCCGCCTTAGTAGGTATGATTGTCGTGTTTGTCCTGTTCATGGTCCTGACGGTCATCGTAGCGTTCCTACAAGAACATCGTATGCTCACGGAACTCAAAGGACGGTACAACTTACTCATCAAACATCTTCAAGAGACGGACGCGGTCGACGAACGATTCAAAATTCTTCGGACGCGTCGGCCCATCCTGACCGGGATTGACAGTCGGCGCATGAATAAAGGAACGATCGGGTACAATGTGAACAAAGGGTACGAAATTTACATTTGTCTCGACGGGAACAATGTAAATGCCGCAATGCACGTGCTCATTCACGAGCTCGCCCACATCACCGTTCCAGAGTATGACCACTCTGAAGCGTTCTGGCAAAGTTTCAAGGATCTACGAACGTTGTGTACGACACTTGGTCTGTACTCTTTGAATCAAAATCAACCGTACTGTGGTGGCGAGATTCACGACTGATTCTCGAGCACACGGTTTGCAACGTAAAACACGATCGCGGCGATCAGAGCCGTGACGACCATACCGGTCAATGACAAACCACTGTCGCCCATAAAGTTGGGCACGACGGTCGAAAGCTTGTCCTGGACCGGCTTGGAAAAGGCAACAACGGCTGCGATGCCAGCCACCAGTGCATGAAGCTGCTCCTTCGTCAGGCCCATGGGCATCTTGGACGCCGTGCTGGGCTCGGCCTGGACAACACCAGCGCTAATGCCCACGACACGGTTATTCGAGGGGGATCTGTACGGACCATTCAGACCGGGAGTTTCGTCGCTCTCAAACGCGGCCGAAGGCATGACGTCCTGTATCGGCGTCGAAAAGTCCATTTCTATTGGACCAGAGTTTTTTTGTTCAGAAAAATCGAGTGGTGAAGATCCTGGTTCCGGTTCAGGAATGTCTTCGACGTTGGGTATGTACTGGATAATTTGTGGTGCACCATTAAACTCGAGATTTTCAATCACAGGCATGCTTCTGATGGTGTCAGAGAGTCTTTTTGCGTTTCGCCAGCGCACAATTATTTCCTCTGCATCTAATACGAAATGGGTACCGGTTGGGGACCTGCTTCAGAGCCCGAGCCTGTTGTGGCTGTTCCAGAGCCCGAGCCCGAGCCGGAAGTGCCTGCTGCTGCTCCAGTTGTCGAAGTCGAAGAAGAGGAGGAGCCTGTTGCTGAGGAGGACGAGGAGGATGTGCCGGTTGCTCGCTCAGCCGCTCTGATTGAGGAGGCGCTGAATGCAGGCGCCGCTACACCTTCTTCACAGTAACTCCTGACGACCCCTTCTTTTTTACGGGAGTCGCGCCGTTCGCCGGTCGAATGCTGTGCATGGGGTTGTAGTTCTTTTGGTGGTACTGCCACATCTGTTCGGACCCGATCCGGAATCCCTTGCGGATCGGCGCTTTGTAATGAAACACACAATCTTCAATCCGGTTGGATTTGCTTGTATTGTCTAGAACGAGACATTCAAAGTTTTCGGTACAGGCGTTCATCACCTGGCAAAACATATCGAATGTCGGAAAAACTCCAAAAAAAGATTTGTACAGACGCTCTCGATTCTGAATCACATTCTCGCGCATCACAAACACGTAATCGACATTTGCGCGCAGGTCCGGACTCAGGTCCATACAGTACTGCATGGTCAACGCAAAAAAGATTTTCCAGTGTCGCCCGTTCATGAAACATTGTCTGATGCACGTGTCCTTCATGAACGCCTTGTCGTACATACAGTCGTCCATGAGCAGGAACGCTCCGGACTTTCCACCGGCACCAACCAGACGGCGCTGGCGCTCCAGGACCTTTTCGATCGCATCGCGGTTATAGTCACCGTAAATGAACAGGTCCGGTACAAATTGTTTGTAGTAGTGATTTCCGTCCTCGGTACCGGACATGACGATACCGACCGGAATGTGACGTTTGTGGTACATGATGTCGGTCACGAGCGTGGACTTGCCCGTTCCACGCTTGCCGATGAATACACACACCTTGTCGTCTGCAATTTTGCTCGGATCAAATTTGCGGAGTTGCAAACTCGTCATCTAATGTACACGTCTAATTTCGGTCAAAACAAAAAACGCATCCCCTGATAGAGGAGTGCCATGTCTGGTGCCCAGATTCAACTTGAGGCTGGTGGAACGTTCGTACAGGACCCTCAGTACACATTGTTCTCTCGAAAGTACGACACCCGTGAGGTGTACGTCGCCGAATCGTTTGAGGTTCCGTTTGACAAGTCGGTGCCGGCATTTGGCGGTTCGGTCTCGGCTCGCATTCCACCAAAAAGTGATTTGCTCAGGCGTCTGACTGTTCGATCAGTACTCCCACAGTTGTACACGCCGCTCGGACCAGGGTACGTCTACCCTCAGTACTCTGATGTGGTCGACGGTCGCGTCTATGTCCAGACGAACACGGTTGCGATTCAGCCGGGTGATTTCGTCGGTTACTTTAATACCCAGTTCCTTTCGGCATGGGCGACAAACTTTGTCGGCTATTCAAATTTGAATGTCGCATACGATTCGACGCTCAACAAGTTTGTTTTCACGGGTGTCTATTCGAACATCTTTTTCCAGAATGAAGCCAGCGCCTCATTTTGGGGTTTTGATGTTCGGAGTCCCGATTTTGTTACATCAAGTGGTTTTCCGGCGTACAAATTTACGGGCGGCACTTTGACTGCACCGCTCACGCTCGTGCAGGCGGGTTGGATCCGTGGGTTTACGCCGCCGCCGTCGAACGGCTTTTCGTACGTCGACTCGGTCGCGACCAAACTTATAAAGAGTGCGACGTTGACTGTCGGCGGACAAACGATCGATCGTCTAACGAGCGAGCGTCTGTATCTGGAGCAAGACTTTGGTGTCTCGTACGAAAACCAAGCCGGTTTGACGATTCTGGAAGGCAAGAACGACACGTCGGTCGTGTCGACTCCTCGAGAATACTATACAAAGTTGACGTTCAACATGGACGCCCTGAACATGAGCGAGTTGTACCGGAATGACGTCCGGGTCGACATCGAATACGAAAAGTTTGAGAATTTGGCCCAAAATGTCATCACGACAAATAGTCTTACGGACGGTGCGTCGTATCTCAACACTCAATGGAAAACGGTTCTCGGTATTTCAGAGAATCCGTATCAAGGTCGTGTGCATTCGATGATTTTTTATAAGAAATATATCATTTATCTCGTCGGTGTTGGACCCTATACATTCTGGTTCTATGATACGACCAAACCTCCCGGACTTGCATCTTCGTGGACTTCTTGGGTGGACTATTATCCATACAATGGTCCACCTGGGCGGCCATATACAATCGGAGGAACAATGTACTATTCGGATAATATACATCTCGTCAGTGTTCCGATCGCGGACATGCTCGCCGGAACTGCAGTCCCAACACACGGTCCTCCCTATCTTGGAAACAAATATATAGTTTTTAATAATATACAAAATGGTGGTGGTGCTGTAGTTGGTATAGTATCTGATGCTCGATATGTTTATATCAGTTACATAGCGAATATGATTAGTTTTGAAAGTAATTCGGCTGCATTGTTTAACCTTAACTGGTTTAGTATCGATTCAAATGCGTCCGTGACATTTAATGTATATTCGATTGCGACGTCTCAACTCATCGCATCTGATAATGCCGCCGTACTTAGTTATGTCGACACATATACACCAAGCGCTCCTAGCGGTGTTACAAAAAATCCAGCAACGATTATAAGTGAAACAAAGATAGGTTCGAATGTCATGGTCGTTTCGAACGTTGCGTATACGTACACGTCAAATGGACAACCGGCACCCCAAACATTTGAAAGAACTATCAGTACCACAACAACATTATGGTTACGATATGACACAACTCAATCAATTACAAATTATTCTTCGTATGATTATCTATCGTGGCCGGGTACAGGTGCACCAAAATCATGGTTGGATATATCTGGTATTATAAATGGGTCGGATTTTATATTTTATCCTTCATCAGATGGAAGGTATATATATACATCATTAGGAAATACTATTTTTCTAAAAGTTGATACGCAAAATTTTTTAAACATTGGTTCGTATACATATTTTAATATAGCCACATTATCACCTCCACCTGCAATCCAAAGTTTTGTTGGTGTACCAAATGCGTCCGATGGTCGGTACATTTATTTTTTGACCACATTCAACACTTCACAGACAGCAACCTTTATTCGATACGATAGTACCCAAAGTATTAGTAGTCCATCGGCATATTCTTCATTCACATACACGTCTGGACCTTTGTATGCGTATTATATGGGTGCTTCACCTATAGGTTTTGATGGAAAATCAGTATACTATGTCGTAGGTAGTGTACACAATCCTTCCAGTCTTTTTACTTTTCTTACGGCAATGTCAATCATTCGAGTCGATTCAACGACGTTCACCGTCACAGATTGGATTGAATTTAAGGGTGATGGTACTGCAACAAGTTCAAACGGACCAATTACAAACACGATCAGCTTTACAGGCGAAGAAGGTGACCCGACTCCTGTTTTGGCATCGGTCGGAGTGCCTATCATGGCGGTCGGTTCTCGGTACATTTATATCGGAGAGAAATGGGGTGGCGGATTTCAAACTTACACGGATTTCATTCAGTTTGATCCGTTGACAATGTCGAACGTGCTCAGTTCGTCTAGTATCATCACCAAGTACGAAAAGTACACCGCGCCGCCCAAGACGGGCAAGATGCTCTACGGCCAGTCGGACGTCGAGACATTTACGATTCAACCGGGTGCACAGACGAGCGAGTTCCAACTTCGGTTCCTCAATCCGGTTCGGGAACTGTGGATTTCGGTCGACGCTCCGTACGTTGTCCAAAGGCTCATCCTTCGACTGAACGGTGAAATACTCGTCGATGACGACCAAGTCACAACAAAGACCATACGGGCATTCGAGAGTCACAGTTGTGTGAGCAACGTGGCCGTGATTAACTTTGCTCTGGACCCAGAAACAGTGGCGCCGTCCGGCACACTGAACATGTCACGGATAGCAGCTCCGATGCTCGAGATTCAACTCGTGAGTGTGCCGACCGCCGCTGCAAATGTTCGCGTGTACTCCAAGTCGTTTAATGTTTTCCAGGCAAATAATGGGACCGGCGGGCTTCTTTTTAATTCTGCTTTCTAAAGTAGAATGACATCTCCAGCCCAATTTGCCCGTCAGACAATCCGACTTCAATTTCCAAAGGATATCCACTGGGGGGATGACATGACCGTATGGATTGCCAAGACGGGCGACATTGCCCGGACCATGTACCTTCGAGTGACGTGGCCGACTGACGCACCGACGACCGTCCAACCGAGCGCCGGTACGGCAATGATCGACCGGGTCGAACTCTCGTACAAGGATCAACTCATTGAAAGAGTTTACGGCGAAAACTTGTACATGCTCGGTGATACTCGTGTCCCGCAAGCAAAACAGGCCGCATTGTCAACTATGGTTGGGACGACCACAACGAGCAATCTGGCTTCGTACCATATTCCGATGCCTTTTTCAATCTTGGAAAAGGGTCTGCCGCTCATCGCACTCGACGAAGCGCCCAAGTTTCGGGTCATTTTCAAACCGTCGACATTTTTCGCCACTGGATCTGCATATACGAAACCAATCCAGGTGGACCTCTTTGTCGAGTATGTCTACGTCACCCAAGCCGAACGCGATTACCTCACGTCGCACGAACTCATTTATACGACTGAAAGTTTTCAAAGAATGCAGTTTCGGGTCCCTCCGTCGGCCACTCAATCGTCTGTTCAGTTTTTGACATCGTTCGTGAATGACGTCAAGGAACTCTATTGGGTCATCCAGCGGGACGACGCCTCGAACGTGTACAATTATAATACACAAAAAACTTCACTCACAGGATTCACCGTGCTCGGTGGGATAAACACAGACGTCGGAAACAGTATCACGACCGATTCGTCCGGGAACATATATGTGACCGGGCAGTATAGTTCATCCGGAACCGTAACGATAAACAATTTGGCCATGAACAGTTCGCTCGCCAGTTCTGGCTACACGTTACCGGCTACGACCAGCACTGATATGTTTATTCTAAAGTACGATTCGAGTGGAACTCTCGTTGCGTTCACTGTGCTCAAAGGAACAGGTTCGGACATCGGGTACAGTATCACGACCGATTCGTCCGGGAACATGTATGTTTCCGGGCAGTATAGTTCATCCGGAACCGTACCTATAAACAATTTGGCTCTGAATAGTTCGCTCGTCAGTTCTGGCTACACGTTACCGGCTACGACCGGCACTGATATGTTCATTCTAAAGTACGATTCGACCGGGACACTCGTTGCGTTCACTGCGCTCAATGGAACAGGTACGGATTTTGGGTACAGTATCACGACTGATTCGTCCGGGAACATCTATGTGACTGGGCAGTATAGTTCATCCGGAACCGTAACCATAAACAATATGGCCCTGAATAGTTCGCTCGTCAGTTCTGGCTACACGTTACCGGCTACGACCGGCACTGATATGTTTATTCTAAAGTACGATTCGAGTGGAACTCTCGTTGTGTTCACTGCGCTCAAAGGAACAGGTACGGATTTTGGGTACAGTATTACGAACGATACAGCCGGGAACATCTATGTGACCGGTTATTACACGTCGACCGGAACCGTAAGCATAAACAATTTGGCTCTGAATAGTTCCATGGTCAGTTCTGGGTACACATTACCGGCTACGACCAGCGCTGATATGTTTATTCTAAAGTACGATTCGAGTGGAACGCTCGTTGCGTTCACTGTGCTCAAAGGAACAGCTACGGACATCGGGTACAGTATCACGACCGATTCGTCCGGGAACATCTATGTGACCGGGCAGTATAATTCATCCGGAACCGTAACCATAAACAATTTAGCTCTGAACAGTTCGCTCGTCAGTTCTGGCTACACGTTACCGGCTCCGATAGGCAATGATGTGTTCATTGTAAAGTACGATTCGAGTGGAACTCTCGTTGCGTTCACTGCGCTCACAGGAACAGGCTCAGACTTCGGAAACATTATCACGACCGATTCGTCCGGGAACATCTATGTTACCGGACAGTATACGCATACTTCATCAGGAACTGTAACCATAAACAATTTGGCTCTGAACAGTTCGCTCGTCAGTTCTGGCTACACGTTACCGGCTACGACCGGCTCTGATATGTTCATTGTAAAGTACGATTCGAGTGGAACTCTCGTTGCGTTCACTGTGCTCAAAGGAACAATTTCGGACATCGGTCGCGGTATCACGACCGATTCGTCCGGGAACGTCTATGTTACCGGACAGTATAATTCATCAGGAACTGTAACCTTAAACAATTTGGCCCTGAACAGTTCGCTCATCAGTTCGGTATACACGTTACCGGCTACGACCGGCACTGATATGTTCATTATAAAGTATGGTTTAACTGAACAAGAACAACTTGTCAACTTACAGTTGACACTCAATTCCGTTGACCGAATCACTCCAGACTACGCAACCGCTCAGTACCTTCGAGTGATTCAGGGTCTGCAATTTCATACGCGCATTCCGACCGGTCTGTACTACATGTATTCGTTTGCGCTCGAGCCCGAACTCAATGAACCGTCCGGCGAAATCAACATGACAAACATCACTCGTCAGCAGCACACCTTGACATTGGCACCGAGTACCTCGGCACGTTCAGTCAGAATATACGCCCTATCCTACAACTTGTTTAGCGTTTCGAAAGGAAATGGTGTTTCGCTTCACACGCTCCAAGAAGGTTAAAAGAAACAGACTTTGTACACGTAATGCACGTGTGTATAGTGACTCGCGGCAAATCTATCGCGGTCACGACGCTCCACACGCTCATGAATCTCCACATGTTTGCGCTCCAGAAAGGGGCACATGTCGACATTCATTTCATGACCGAACTATCGTCGCTCCCCAAACTCTTAAAGACGGGCGAGCGCATCATCTGGTTCGACTACGGGACGAATCTCGACGAGAACACGCTCCGTCAACTGATGGAACCGTTCGAGAAGGATGTTCGTGTGCTCGTGTGTCCCTCGGTCCGTGAGGGCATTGACTGGGACGTGTTTCGCAAAAAGACATTGGCCGGGTCAACCGAGCCGGCATCCCAACGCGGTCTCGCATTTGACACTGAAGTTGGAAAAAAGCTGGCCGACGGACTATACGAGGTGTCAAAGACTGGAGCGCGCGTGTGGGCCATGGACTCGAAGCCGATCGACAAGAAGCTCCGGGGCGAAAAGGTGCAGGTGAAGCTCCCGACTGAAACGTACGAAGCGATGTTCGAGACGATTCAGCGCCTGGGCATAAAGGTTGCGGCGGCTACAAAAGCAAGCGTAGTTTGTCATTACACACACGAGTGCGTCGGAAACATCTTAGAGACGCCCGGAGTTAGACTAGGACAATGAACACATGGATACTGGACGCGTTTGGCGTCCCGGGTCCAAACTTTCCCGGGCCGCAACCCGTGTCGATTGAGCGTCGTCACTTTCCGGCCCTGAAGCGTCAGCCGTATGTCGTGTGTGAAAAAACTGATGGTGTCCGGTACCTCTTGACGTGCGACGAGACAAAGACATGTGCACTTGTCAACCGGGCATTCGAAGTGACCCACGTGGCACTGAATCTGCCACGTGGAACAATTCTAGACGGTGAGCTCGTCGAGTGTCACGATGCCAAAAAGCTTTTTGTAATTCACGACGCCGTGTTGGTCCGGGGTGAAAATGTGACCCAGATGTCCCTGACTGACCGGCTCGCCAAAGCCAAATCGGTCGTCCGGACGATTGTCCGAACACCTAAAAGTCCGTTTGGGCTCGTCGTCAAAACGATGACGCCCCTCGAAGACTTTGACAAGGTGCCGACCGAATACCCCTACGAGACGGACGGACTCGTGTTTACGCCCGTCAACGAGCCGGTCCGGACCGGGACGCACGAGACGATGTTCAAGTGGAAACCGCGCGACCGTATAACGATTGACTTTTTGGTCCGCGGAACCGACCTTTACATTCAGGAACGCGGCCAGCTCATCAAGGAGGTGTCGATTCATGTGGCGCACGGCTACCCTGACGACACAATTATCGAGTGTGACTATCGCGAGCTCGGGTGGACGCCGGTCAAGGTTCGGACCGACAAGACGTATCCGAACAATCGCCGGACGTATCTTCGGACGCTCGTCAACTTGCGCGAAAATATAAAACGCGAAGAATTTAATGTACACGTGTCCGGTGTGCGCGCTTGATCCGACGAGTCATTCACTTCGTCGGATTGGCGAGACGGAGAACGGCACGGCGATTTTTTATACAAAGCCGGCCGAGGCGACCAAGTACTGGGACCGAAAAGGTATCAGAGACCATTACGACGGAACACTCGGTCAGATAAAGAGCGATTGGATATGGATATTTGACGCCGATGGATTCTCGGTCCGTCATCTTTTTGAAATTGGGGTTGCGCAGGATATCACGACGCTTGTTGCGACAAAGTATTCCCGGACGCTGAAAGAGATCCGGGTCGTCAATTCTTCATGGGTTGTCCAGGCAGCGCTTCATATCGTCCGGCCATTATTTCCCGGCATTCAATCGATCCTCAAGACGGCCTGAAAACCGAATGTTTCCAATATGTCCGAGGGTTGTCTGGACGTCGGCGTAAATCTTTCCGTCCATTTGTTGCCACCGACGACAGAATGCATAGTCCTCAGACAGGTATCGCTTCGACACGGGGTCAATCATACAGTCGAACACGGCACAGTACGTCTCGAGGTCACGATTCTGGTGGTCGTTGACGCAGTTCAGCTCGGGGTACCGCTCGAACATGCGAGTGAACACGTCCCGCTTAATCATCAAGAATCCGGTCGGTCCGTCGAGCACCTCTACAAACCCATTCACCACCTGACTGTTTTGGTACTTGAAATTCATGACGAGCGAGCTGGCCAATTTGCCGAGATCGCGGTCGTCGCCGCCGAGGACAGCCTGTTCGGCCTGGTCCCACATGACCACCTTTTTCGGGTAGACGGCGCACGAAATGTCGTGGCCGCTTTCGAGCAGTCGAATGACCGACATGGGGTCAAAGTGAACGTCGGCGTCGATAAACAGGAAAAAGTCGGCTTGGGTTTTGGCCATGAACCGCGCAACCGAAAGGTTACGGGCTCGGTGGACCAGCGACTCGTTCTCGGTCGTGTCGAGCATGAGTTGAATGCCGCGAACGGCGCACAGATGCTGAAGTTTCAGAATTGATTCGGCGTACGCCTGCAGGCACACACCACCGTAGCATGGTGTGCTCAGAAACAATACGACCATTAAGAATCGTGCGCGTCCAGACTTTAAAAGAAAATATAGATGCACCGAACAGTAATGAAGATTTGTCCGACGATTTTCGGTCCGTACTTTTGGAGCGTCGTGCACATGACAGCGCTGAGTGCCCCGACAGAGATGACTCCCGAAAAGGTACAGTCGTACGTTCGGTTTTTCGAGTCTCTGCCGGACATTTTGCCATGTGTACAGTGCGGAAAGCACCTCAAAGAGAATTTAACCATTTTGCCGGTCGATCCGACTGATATGTTCAGATGGTCGGTCGACCTTCACAATCTGGTCAACACCCAATTGAACAAGCCCGAGATTCCTTACGATAAAGCATTGTCATATTGGTCGTCTCGGTGTGTCCGGACGCCCGACCGGGACCGGCTTGTGCTCATTGTGGGCGGTGTTCTGCTCGCGTTTATTATTGTGATTCTTTTATCACGCACCAAGTAGATGTCGGCGGTGTGCCAACTCGACCCGATAATCGAAGTCATGGTTTTTGTCGTGGCGCTCGCTCTTGCGTGGGTGTTCAATCTGAGCCCGCCGTTGACGCTCCTGTGTGCAATTTTGGGCGTCGAAGGCCCGCGGCTCGTGTGGTGTCTGTTTACACAGAAACCGGCAAAGAAGCCGTCGTGTAACTGCGCGGCCGGGAATTGAACGGCAGCCCGTTGAAGTTTGTGGTGGCCGCGAGGGTGTACGCCCCCATGCGCGGCCAGACGATAACGTCACCGACTTTGAGGTTGGTCGGGACGGCGAGCTCGCCGATCGTGTCTGCACCGTCGCACGTACATCCAAAGACTGTTCGGACTTCAGACGGGCCGTCGACACGTGGCATCGGTCGGGCGTGATCCATGATGATACAGTTGAACGCGCCGTAGAGTGAATCGTCGATGGTGACTGCGGTCGGTTTCACACTGACGACTTTGGTGTGCAGTTCGATGGCGTGTTCGACAAAGAACCGACCGGGTTCGGCGATGACTTCACACGTGTCAAAGTTGTACTCTTTGAGCGCATCGTTAATCGCTTCCGAGACTGGCAGAATGGATTCCAAATTCTCGGAGGAAAACCCACCACCGATATCCAAAAGGGTCGGCGTGTGTCCGTGGGTTTCGAGCAGTCTGAATGCTCGACGGGCCTTGGCGATTGCGAGCGCGTGTGCGTCTTTCGAGTTTGCAAATGAACCTACATGAAAACTTATTCCTACAATTGAACCAGGGGGTGCCGCCTGAGCGAGTTCGGCCCATTCGGACTCGTCAGCCCCAAATTTATTACCCATGGGGCACCGGGCGTTTGGATCATCCGCCTTGATGCGCATGACCAATTCCCAGTTTTTGCCCGCCAATTTTTCTAATTCACAGACGCTATCGAATGTGGTTCTACGAACGCCGCATCCGTGGACGTACTCCAGATCTTCCGGACGTTTACACGGATTTGCGTATATAATTGGAGCCTTGCCGATGACCATGTCAACTTCGGCCGGGCTGGCGCAATCAAATGCCGAACCACACTCTATGAGCGTCTGAACCACCATGGGGTCCGGACAACACTTTACGGCGTAGTGTGGCCTGATGGTCGGGAACATCTGAGTCCACAGTGAGTGAGCCTGGCGGACAAGATCCAGGTTCACTATGTAGACCATCCAGAAGTGCGGGGACTTCTAGGGAAAACGGACATTTTTTTTAAGAGCGAAACTCGTTGTGAATCTGGCGAAGTCGAAC